ATCTGCTAAGTATAACAACTACTGAAGTTGCAGATGATGTATCTGAAAACGAAGTACTCGAGCAAGGGGCTGAATAATGAGTTTAGAAGTAGATATCTTAGGTGAAATGTGGTTGACCTGCAAAGAGTATATCAACCCTAAAGATAAACAAGCTGCCGCAGATCATGTGATTAGTGTAGTTGCTGATCACAGTATTACTGAACGCGATCTTAAAGCATTTGGTGGAACTGACAGCTATCTTAAACGTGCAGTTGAAGAATATCTAGGCGAGGAAGACGATCACGCTGAAGAAGAGGATATTGACGGAAGCGACGACTATTAATGTCTGAGCGAGATTACTATTGTAACATGAAGTTCCGCATGATGAAAATTGATGCGGAACGAAAGCTGACCTACAATTGTGATCCTGCTACTCCTCATCCTATAGATTTTGATTGGTTAGACAAAAATCCTGGACAGTTGTTTAATACCCCATTAGTGGTACAAGAACGCCAGATGATGTTAGCTAATCAAAGAAATTCAAGTTGCGAAAATTGTTGTTTTCGAGCCGAAGATGTTGGGGCCATAAGCCCTAGAATAATTCGTACTGGATATAACAAAACTCACGCAGAAACTGTTCTTCAACCTGAGATCATTGATCTAACAATTGGCAGTGACTGTAACTTAACCTGCTCTTATTGTGTAAAAGAATACAGCAGTGCTTGGCGCAGAGATTTATTAGTTAACGGCGAATATGATATTGAAATAGAGGACGATAGATATCGCATCAATATTAAAGATCGAGTAATGGAGAAGAATAGCCAACCAACTCGATTAGCATCTAAACATTTTCAACAGATCATCGATGAAATGAAACTGATGTCAGCCACGTTAAAAAGCGTAGTGATCACTGGTGGTGAACCGATGCTAAACAATAGTCTAATAGATATCATCGAAGGAATTAAACAAGTTCCAGATATTAAAATATTCACTGGATTAGGTGTAGACATCAAACGTTTTACTAATATTTTAGCAAAACTAAAAGAATACCCTAATGTTAGAATAGCAATTAGTGCTGAAAGTACAGATGAAATATATGAGTTCAATCGATATGGTGTTAAATGGGCAGATTTTCTTATTAAGATCGATCTGTTAAAACAACACAATATATATTATAGTTTTCATTCTACACTGTCGAACTTAACTGTTATTGGATATAGTAAATTTAGAAATCTGTTCAGTGATAGTGATCACGAATTTGATTTAGTATATAAACCAGACTTTATGGCAGTTTATGTATTAGATAAAAAAACAAAAGACATAGTGGTTGCAGAGTTAGACCGCTCGGATATTCAAAACAAAGAACAAATAATTCAAAGTATCTTAGCTGAACCAACAGACAAACAACAGGAAAACGTTAAATTGTTTTTACAAGAATTTACAAAACGTAGATCTAACCTTAATGTTAATATATACCCTAAAGAGTTTTTAGATTGGATTGAATATGTGGTATAATCGTGTAGTATCAAGTTTGGGTAATATTCCTGATTTCATAAGCCACTACGAAAATGAAATCGCACAGGCTAAAAAAGAAGTAGGTACATATGGCAATATTGAAAAGAATTTAGCTAACCTACCTGGTATTACAGAACAACGATTCAATCAATTGCAAGAAATTGAAGCAGTGCTAAACTATCTTAACATTCAGTTACGTAAGATTCGTCAGAAGCACTATAAGAAATACCTTGAAGGTTACAATAGAGCACTAACCAGCAGAGATGCTGAAAAGTATGCAGAAGCTGAAGATGAAGTAATTGACATGGAAACAATCATTAACGAAGTGGCCTTGCTACGTAATAAATGGTTAGGTATTATGAAGGGCTTAGAAAGTAAAAACTTTATGCTAGGACATATTACTAGACTACGCACAGCAGGCATGGAGGATGCGTCAATTGGTTAGACACGCTGAAACAGTATTGTCTGAAATTCGTAACTATGACGGTTTTTTAGACAGTCTACGTACCGTTGCTGACATGGGCTGTGGCACAGGCGAAGACATCACATGGTGGGCAACGTTGACTACCAGAGATGATCCACCTAGACCTTATAATTTTAATTGTTTTGCGGTTGATATAAATGAATCAAAATTGTCACAAGTACCAGACCTACCAAATCTTCACAAAATAAACAAAGATTATAACAATTATCCAATAATACCAGTAAGCATAGATCTAATGTGGGCACATGATAGTCTACAGTACAGCCACAAGCCGCTCGAAACACTCAAGACTTGGAATAAGACTATGACAGTAAACGGTATGTTAATAGTTAGCATACCTCAAAGCAACGGGGTTGAATACAATAGATATTACAGTAGAACCTACGAGCATTGTTTTTACAACTACACACCTACCAATCTAATCTATATGCTGGCGGTAAACGGGTTTGACTGTCGCGATGCATATCTACTAAAACGATTCCAAGATCCGTGGATCCAAATTGCTGTATATAAAAGTGATATAGAGCCAATGGATCCTGAAACCACAACCTGGCAGGATCTAATAGATAAAAATCTACTACATCCTACTATTGTAAACAGTATTCAAAAGCATGGGCATATTAGACAAGAAGAAATAGTAATGCCTTGGTTAGACCGTGAAAACTATTATATTGATTGGGTACCACAACCTACTGTAATTCCAGAAGGTGTAGAAACAACCACAACAGGAGTATTTAATACCTCCGAAGAAGCTGTGATTCAAAGTGTTTATCAGCGAAAGAAATCAACGAAAGAAACTCCTATACTCAAACCAGTTGGTATTACTCGTCCGCCCAAAGGCAGATATGTTAAATAAAGTCGTGCTAGTGACTGGGGGATTTGATCCCCTACACAGTGGACATATAGAATACTTTAAAGCCGCTAAAGCATTGGGCAATATTTTAGTAGTTGGCGTCAACAGCGATGCATGGTTAGAACGCAAGAAAGGTCGTGCGTTTATGCCCAGCACAGAACGTATTGCTATTATACAAAATCTAAAGATGGTTGATCATTGTGTCTTGTTCAACGACGATGATGATACAGCTATAGAAGCAATTAACAATGTTAAGATGCTGTATCCTAATAGTCAAATTATATTTGCCAATGGCGGCGACCGTACTGCTAAAAACATTCCAGAAATGAAGTGCAAAGATGTAGAGTTTGCGTTTGGTGTAGGCGGCACTAATAAGGCCAATAGTAGCAGTTGGATATTAGAGGAGTGGAAAGCGCCTAAAACTATCCGATCTTGGGGCTATTATCGTGTATTACATGATGTTTCTGGCACAAAAGTAAAGGAATTAACCATCGAACCAGGTGAGAGCTTATCATTACAGCGACACAAGTATCGTAATGAATATTGGCATGTCACTTATGGTATGTGCCAAGTTGAGTTAGAAGATAGAATCTTTACTTTACAGCATCATGACTCATGGACAAATGAAGCCGGACAATGGCACAAGCTATCTAATCCATTTAGTGTCCCGTGTAAGATAGTAGAAATACAATACGGCGCACGTTGTAGTGAAGAAGACATTGAACGTAGATAAATAATATATCATGCGCGAATTAATAAATCTAATATCAGAAAACCAACAAACAACACCAGATGCTAAAGCATCTAAGGCCGATCTTCAGCAGTTAGAACAAATAGTAGCAGAACATCCGGAAGTAGAAGGTGTTGTAAACAAACATCTACAATCATTATTGACGTATACACAAAAGGTGTTAGCTAAATTAAATCTTCAAACACCTGCTATGGAAGCAGTTGAATCAACAGAAGATCTTATAGCTCAATTATCAGCTGGCATTGATATTATTCAAGATAATATAATTCAGCGAACATTACGAGAGCAGTTAGATAAACTTACACAGGCAATTGTTCAGCGTGTAACTCAAGAACGCGAAGCAGGTAAGCAAGAAAAAGAACAGCAGTTATCGCAAGCTCGTACTGAAAAATTACAATTAGCACAAACAATCGCTACTCGATTAAAAAAATCTAAAAGTTGGGCCCAAAACTTACTATCAGCCGCAGAAAGATTTGGCGAACAATTATCACTTGACTTTCTTACAGTGTGTGCCCAAGGTCAAGGCTTAACAGTAGATCTAGCAAAAACTCAAGGCGTTTCTAAAATTCGTTTACCTAATATTACTAATTCTAAAATACAAGGTATTTTTGCTCCAGAACACAGAGAAGCATTTAGGCTTATGTTGCTATTACCGTTTACTGAATCACCAGGCATGGGCGGTGGTATCGGTCCGGGAGAATCCTTGTTAGGATGCTTAGTTGGTAATAGCACAAGTGCTACTCCGGGAGACTTAAGTATAGATGGTGAAACATGGGAACTTAAAGCAGGTAGTTACCGACTTTCAAATACAGGTGGCATTGGCCAAAGCACAGCTTGGATTGACTCTAGTAAAGTTAAAGGCCCTGCGTTACGAGCTGTGTTTGATAAACTAATCTCAGATATTTTAAAAACAAAACTAAGAAGTAACGTAACTGTAAGAGTTAAAAACGAAGATAGAGTAGTAAAAGCACATGAAGCTATAGCATTAGCAGATTTTCGATCTACAGGGTTACCTTACCTCAAAGGTGTTTTTAGTTTATTAAGTCCACAGCAACAGTATAGTCTATTAGAAGCTATGTACAACGTATTGTTTAGTGCTGTGAATCAATATGATGCTAACGTATTTTCTCAATCAGTTAAACAATCAATTGAAGCTATTAATTCACTAGACATTAAAACACTGGGACAAATCCAAGTTAAATTGGCATTTATTGACTATGGTGTGGGGCATTATAAGAGTCCAAATTTCCTTATATACAATACAACAACACAAGACGTTCTAGTTATTCGTGGCATCGATGCCCTTGACCAAGTATTCAATCAAGAATCTAATATCTCAACTATGCCAGCTACTATGGGCAAAGGTGATAAAGCTAGCCCTGGCGTGTTTGTAAATGCCAATGACCCAGATGAAGTCGACAGTATCTTAGGTCGTGTTCGCAAACGTCCAAGAAAAACAGTTGCTGAATCATTAACTATTCACCCACTAAGACAAAAACGTTGACAACGGTCTTAAAGTATGTTATAGTATTAGCTCAATAACATATTTTAGGACAACAAATGGCCGCATTAAAAAGTTCAGTAGAAGTATATAACATCGACGACGCTCTTGCAGTGTTTGACAACAACCAATTTAATCTAATCCTTGCGGCCGCAGTTCGAGCACGTGAGATTGCCACTGCACGTACTATCGCTGAACGTGCTGGGTCTAAAGTAAAACATGCAAACCGACATAGTGTTACTGCACTAGCAGAGTTTGCTGAAGGTAAAATTGGTACAGAATACTTAAATAAAATTCGATAAGGAGAGAAACATGGCAAAAACAAATTCAACATTTAAATTTGGTAAAATGAATAAAATTCAATTAGGTAATATCATTGACCCAGAAGCACGTCGCATTTATAAAAATGCAATGGTAGATGCACAGGCTAGTTACATGGCTGCAAAGAATCGTAAGTACACTGAATTAAAATCAACTCCACAGGGCCAAGCGCCAAAGGCATCTAGCTAATGGATTATAAAGTCGCAGACATTGGCCTGGCCGCATGGGGTCATAAAGAAATAGCCATTGCGGAAACAGAAATGCCTGGATTGATTGCTGTACGTGAAGAGTTCCGTGCCAGTCAACCACTTAAAGGTGCTCGTATCGTAGGGTCATTACATATGACTATTCAAACTGCGGTGTTAGTACAGACACTTATTGCCTTAGGTGCTGATGTACGCTGGTCCAGCTGTAACATTTTCAGTACACAAGATCATGCGGCAGCTGCCCTAGCTGAACAAGGTGTTCCTGTCTACGCTTGGAAGGGTGAAACAGAAGCTGACTATTGGTGGTGTATTGAACAGACTATCAGTGGTAAAGAAGGTTGGACACCAAACATGGTATTAGATGATGGACATGACCTAACTTGGTATATCCACACTAACTACCCTAACCTGCTTGAAGGCATCCACGGGGTAACAGAAGAAACTACTACCGGTATCCATAAAATTAACGAAGCTATTGCCAACGGCAGTTTCAAACTACGTGCTATTAATGTTAACGACAGTGTAACTAAAACTAAGTTTGATAACCTATATGGTTGCCGTGAGAGTTTAGTAGACAGCCTCAAACGTGCCACTGATGTTATGATTGCTGGTAAGACAGCAGTAGTAGCAGGCTTTGGCGATGTAGGTAAAGGTAGTGCCGCTAGTCTTAAGGCATTAGGTGCTCAAGTTTGGGTTACAGAAATTGATCCAATTTGTGCTCTACAGGCCGCAATGGAAGGCTATCGTGTGGTCATTATGGAATATGCCGCAGACAAAGCAGACATCTTTGTAACAGCTACAGGTAACATTGATGTTATCACACATGATCATATGACTGCTATGAAGAACAATGCTATCGTATGTAACATTGGCCACTTCGACAGCGAGATTGACATTGCTAGTATCTCTGGTTATGAGTGGGATGAAATCAAACCACAGGTGGATCATGTAACATTCCCAAGTGGTCGTAAGATCATTGTTCTAGCCAAAGGTCGACTAGTAAACTTAGGTTGTGCTACAGGACATCCTAGTTTTGTAATGTCAAACAGCTTTACCAATCAAGTTATGGCACAGATTGAAATGTACAACAATTACGCCAACTATGAAATTGGTAAATTGTACTTGTTACCTAAACAGCTTGATGAAAAGGTTGCTAGCCTACATTTAGCCAAAGTTGGTGCTACACTGACTAACCTAACACCAGAGCAGGCAGCCTACATTGGTGTAACGGTACAAGGTCCATTCAAACCAGAAACATATCGCTACTAAGTAATATGTGGCAGAAATGCCACATATTCTTATCAATTTTACCAAATCTGTTGCCAAAAGGCAACAAAATCTTGACTTCCCTTACTAAATAAATTACACTGAGTAGTATAACACTACAAAAGTGTTAATCCAATTTAAGGAGAAGTAAAGTAATGAAGAAATTATTATTAGCAACACTATTAGCAGGTATGTATTCAACTGCAAACGCTGGTATTCAAATCCCAGCTGGCGATTGGACTCTAGACATCGGTGGCGTGGTTAACGCTTACTATACCAACACACGTGGCACAGGTAGTGCAGTAGTTGGCGGACTTGGTGGCCCTAACGCCTCGGGCGAACGCAACGAATCTAACATTACAACAGGTTTATTACCAAACGTATTGTCAGTTTCTGGCAAATCACGTCAAAACGATTTAGACATCGGGTTTACTATTGCAATCAATCCAGGCGCAAGTACAACATCAGCTGGCATTCAAACAGCTCAACAAGAAAATCGTCAAGCATTCTTAACCATTGGTGATAGATCATGGGGTAGTGTAAAATTAGGTAAAGACCTAGGTATTTTTGCTAGTGATGCTATCCTTAACGACATGACATTGTTGGGTGTTGGTGCAGGTGCTGGCGCATTAGCTGGTAATACAACAACATTAGGTCGTATTGGTACAGGCTTTATGTACGCCGACTGGAAAAGTCAAGTTGCTTACACATCACCAAACTGGGATGGTTTCCAATTCACAGCAGGTGTAACACAAGCATGGAATGCGCAATCTGCAGACTTAGATGCAACAGCAGCAGTTAATCGTGCTTCTGCAACATCAACCGGCCGTGGTGGTGCACAACCTGCATTTGAAGGTAAAGCATCTTATGCTTGGACAGGTCCTGTAGCTGGTAAAGTTTGGACTAGTGCTATTACACAAAAAGTAGAAGGTGTTACTGGTGCTAGTGCTGATGACCGTGCTTACGCTTGGGACATTGGTGCTACTGCTAATATGGGCCCATTCGGCTTAACTGGTTACTACTATGATGGTAAAGGTATTGGCCGTACACTACAACTAGCTGATGGTTTTGACTTGACTGGTAAACGTCGTGATTCAAACGGCGGCTACGTTCAAGGTACATACACATTACCTACTGCTACTAAACTTGGCTTAAGCTGGGGTCAAAGTAACTTAGATCGCAACAGTGCTGAAACTAGAACAGCATTAGTTGAGAAAAACGAAATGTGGACCTTAGGTGCTTATCACCCACTTACTAAGTCAGTTAACCTAGTAGCTGAATATTCAGACGTTAAGTCAGAAGCACAAACAGGTGCTGAAGGCAAATCACGTACGATGTCAGCAGGTGCTATCTTATTCTTCTAAGAGTAAGTTTAGTTTAACCAAAAAAGCTCACTTCGGTGAGCTTTTTCTTGACTTTATTTTCTAACCATGCTACTATATTAGAGTTAACACTCGTAATAAAACTTATATAAGGAAATAAACATGTTTGATTCAATTGAAATTCGTAAAGTACAAAATGGTTTTATCGTTATCTTGAACACAGAAGAAGATGCTAATGAGTATGTGTTTGATACAAGCCGCAAAGCAATTAAATTTATCAAAGAATACGTAGAAGCGAAAGTAACCGTTTCAGCATAATTTTACCACTGAATCGTGTTAAAATAAATACAATATAGCAAGAAATTCAACGAAAAGTGGAGAAATCAATGTCAAAAACCGTTCTTGTAACTGGTGGTGCTGGCTTTATTGCACATCATGTTATTGAAAACCTATTAAGAAATACAGATTGGAATATTGTCAGTTTAGATCGTCTAGACTTTAGCGGCAACTTAAATCGCTTGAGTGATATGATGGCAGACTTTGACGCGGCTACACGTAAACGTGTCAAAGTAGTATTCCATGACCTACGTGCAGAATTAAATCCAATGGTGGCTCGTGACATTGGTGATGTAAACTATGTCTTACACTTAGCCGCAGGATCACATGTTGACCGTTCAATTGAGTTCCCAATGGAATTTGTTTGGGACAACGTAGTTGGTACAGGCCATATCTTAGAGTTTGCACGTAAACTACCTAACCTAGAACGTTTCATTTACTTCTCAACAGATGAAGTATTTGGTCCAGCACCAGTTGGCGTAAACTACGGCGAGCGTGATCGTTACAACTCGAGCAATCCATACTCAGCTACCAAAGCTGGTGGTGAAGAATTAGCAGTGGCATTTGAAAATACCTACAAGATGCCTATCTACATTACACACACAATGAACGTGTTTGGTCAACGCCAACACCCAGAGAAGTTTATTCCTATGTGTATTCGTAAGGTAAACGATGGCGACACTATTACTATTCACAGTGATGCAAGTAAAACTATTCCAGGTAGTCGTTTCTATATACATGCCGCAGACGTAGCTGATGCTATGTTCTTCTTACTAGGCCTAGATGACACTAAACTAAAACCAGATTACGGTGATGCTAAATGTCCTAAGTTCAACCTAGTAGGTAAACAAGAAATTAACAACCTACAACTAGCACAGATCATTGCTGATGCACAAGGTAAAGAACTTAAGTATGAAATGGTAGACTTCCACAGCAGTCGTCCAGGGCATGACCTACGCTATGCTCTAAGTGGAGACTATATGCGTGAACTAGGTTGGGAACCTAAGGTTAGCCTAACTGAACGTATTGGTGAAGTAGTGCAGTGGACTTTGGATAACGAACGCTGGTTGCGTTGCGAATAAGGATAAAAGATGAGTAAAAATATTGTATTACTAACCAGCGCACTATACACTAACTACGGGATCTATAATCCGCAGGAACGTATTAAACAAACACTCGAGACAGCCCAGAGTGCTAAAAAATATATTCCAGGTGCAGTTATTGTTTTAGTAGACAACAGTAAAGTTGATGTGCAAAATGACGACAGTGCAGAATTCAATGAGTTAATTGATCTGGTTGACTATTATATTGACAACAGTGATGATGCTGATATTCAATACTTTCATAATAATGTTCAAAACTACGACATTGGTAAGAACGCAATGGAAGCTATTGGTCTAATGAAGGCATTGACTTATATCTTTAATACTCCAGAAATGAAGGAAGAAGTAGAGTCAGCTGATCGTGTGTTTAAACTAAGTGGACGATATCAAGTTACTGATAAGTTTAATATTGATAATTTCCATAATCAAGAAACTAAAGGAAAGTATGTTTTTAAACGAGCTCAGCCAGCTTGGATTAATCCAGAAGACACTGGAGTAACAACCTTGTTACAAACACGTTTATGGTCATTTAGTTCAGACTTGTTAGAAGCAACTATTCAAATGTACTCTCGTATTATCGAAAATATGATTTCAGTATATAATGTTAACAAGTATATTGATAACGAGCACAGTATGAGTAAGTTTGTTCCTAAAGACAAACTAGTTGAATTGGATGTGGTTGGCCTTCAAGGCAACATTGCACCAAATGGCATGATGATTATTGACTAATGAAGAACGTATTAATCATTGGTGGTAATGGTTATGTTGGATCTAGACTAAGACAGGTATTAGCACAGATCTACACGATATCTAGTGTAGACTGCTGCTGGTACAACTACGACGAAACTTCTAATAGAATAGATTACCATAAACTTACACAAGAATACCTAGAACAGTTTGATGCTGTGATCTTGTTAGCAGGGCATGGCAGTGTTGCTAGCTGTAACGGTGATATACAAAGCCCATGGTTAAACAATGTTACTAACTTCACTGACCTAACGGCTAAGTTAAGTTGGAAAAATATTCCTTTGATCTATGCTAGTTCAGCAAGTGTCTACGGTAATAGTCTACCTGGGCAGTTATTTGTTGAATCTAACAAACGATTTATTCCGGTAAACAACTATGACATTACCAAGTACACCTTAGATCTCGAAGCACAGATTGCCATCAATCAAGGCCAAACTATTATGGGTCTTCGCTTTGGTACAGTAAATGGTTGGGCGCCTAATCTACGTGCTGATGTTATGATTAATGCTATGTATAATACAGCTAAATCGCAGGGCAAGATTACAGTAACTAACAAGCATATTAATCGTGCCTTGTTAGGTATTGAAGATCTATGCCGCGGCATTACACACTGTATCGAACGTCCACGAGCAGGCATCTACAACATGGCTAGTTTCAACGCTACCGTTGACAATATTGCTACCACTGTAGCCAAGGAACTAGCTGTGCCTGTAGTTGATAAGGGAAAAACAGCTAACGTCTATGACTTTGGATTAGACACTACATTATTTCAAGAGACGTTTGGCTTTACATTTACCGAAACACCTGCTACTATAGTAGACAGCCTAATAAAAAAGTATGACCAGTCGCACGTTGAGCGTCGCGACAACTATATGATATATCAATGGGAAAAAGAGTATGATCGAACACGCTAAAGAATTAACAGAATGCCTATGCTGTGGCAGTAAGAGTTTATCAATGACATTGGACCTAGGTACACAGCCTATGGCTAATAGTTTTTTAGATTCTGAAGAACAAGAGGAATTAACTTTTCCGTTAAAACTAAATCTTTGTCGCGACTGCTTTCACTTACAGTTAAGTCACGCAGTAGATCCAGATTTACTATTCCGCAATTATTTGTATGTTAGCGGCACAAGTCAAACACTCAAAGACTACTTTGATTGGTTTGCTAACCTAGCTGTAGATTACTATCAAGGTACTCCTAAAACAGTATTAGACATTGCCTGTAACGATGGCACACAATTAGACTCATTTAAGAAGGCTGGATTTACCACATACGGTATTGACCCAGCTACTAACCTACATCCGCTTAGTTCAGCTAACCACGAAGTAGTCTTAGATTACTTTACAGATGAATACGTTGAACACTACAAAGCTAAGAACTTAGATATCATCAATGCGCAGAACGTGTTTGCACATAACAGCTACCCATTAGAGTTCTTAAAGCAGTGTAAAGAAATCATGCACGACAACACTGTGTTGTTTATTCAAACCAGTCAAGCTAATATGGTTGAGAACAACGAATTTGATACTATCTATCACGAGCACCTAAGTTTCTTCTGTGCTAATAGTATGAACGAATTAGCTAAACGTGCCGGCCTATACTTAATTGATGTGGCTAAAACACCTATCCACGGTACTAGTTACTTGTTTGTGTTTAGTAAAACTCCACGTGATAACAAGGTAGAAGACATTCTACTTGCTGAACGTAATGCTGGCTTGCAAACACCTGCTACCTACATTGAGTATGCTCGCAAGGCTGAACAGGTAGTAGTTGACCTTGAGCGTACCATAGCTGAATATCGTGCGGCAGGATTTGTTATTGCTGGCTATGGTGCGGCTGCTAAAGGTATGACATTGGTTAACTTTGGTGACATACACTTAGATTTTATCATTGATGACAATCCTTTGAAACAGGGTAAGTTTACACCAGGCACACACGATCCTGTGGTATCAATTGATGTTCTTAAAGAATGTGAAGATCTTAAAGTGGCTTTTATTCCTTTAGCATGGAACTTCTTTACAGAGATTAAAACTAGAATTAAAGCAGTACGCGACCGTGAAGGTGATGTGTTTGTTCGCTACTTCCCAACTATTAGTATAGAATAATGAAGAAGACCTTACTTTGCCATTTTTACAATGAGGAATACATGTTACCGTGGTTCCTCAATCACCACAAGCAGATCTTTGATCATGGGGTGATGATTGACTATCACAGCACAGATCGCAGTGTAGAAATTATCAAAGAGATTTGCCCTACATGGGATATTGTAACTAGTCGTAATAAAGATTTTCAAGCAGACAACATTGACACAGAAGTTAATGAGATCGAAGCAGGTATCGAAGGATGGAAGATCTGTTTAAATGTAACAGAGCAACTGATTGGTGATTACACAGCAATGGAAGCCACTGGTCCGAGTCATATATTGGTTCCAAGTATCTTTATGATAGACACAGATAGAGCG